CCCCGCAACCTGTTCTCCAGTTCCTCAAGCGTCTCTGCGCCCCGCTCCGATGGTCCCGGAGAGGGTTGATTGCTTCCCGACACAGCCGCTTTCTTTGGCTGGGCAGGTTTTTTGAGGTTTCCGACCGCCTTTTGACCAACCAGATAATAAAATGTTTGCTCTCTTGTAACGGGCATCCCAAGCCCCCTCAGACGTTTCACCTCGCGCTCGACTTCCTTCTCAAGCCCGGCCGCCTGCGGTAAATCACGTTTTATATTTTCCCACGCTGTCCGATCCGCCTGCTCCGCGATGAACATTTCCATCTGGGCGAATCTCTGGGAAAATTCTCCTTTCAGTTTCTCAACCGGCTCCACCTCCGGCTCCGGCTGAGGATTCGGATTCCGAAGAAGTTCCGAAAGGATGCGGTTCTGTTCTTCAATACGAATCCTGTCAACATCCACGGGAGGAGGAGCTGGCTCCGGGTCAGCCTTCATCCATGAAGACCAGTCCGGCTCCCCGGCATATTCTTCCGGCTGCGAACCCGGAGAGGGATTCACTTCCTCGTTCTCTTGTGGTGCGGGAGTCTGCCCTTGAACTTCCGGAGCCGTTTCCTGTGTTCCTTCTTCCTTAGCCATTGATGCCTCCCATCGCCGCCGACAACTCCTGTGCCGGTTCAGGCGGTGTTAAAGTATTGGGCCGACCCGTCGGAGCCCCCTTGGCCTTCCGGATTTGTGCCCCCTGCTGCCTTTGTTGCGCCTGCGCTATCTGTGCCATCTGGGCCTGTTGCTGAGCCTGCATCTTCAGATGGGCTTGCTTTAAGTGTTCCTGAATATGATTCTGCGATTCCGGAGTCTGAAGCTGGGAATGAACCTGAATATGGAGCATGTCGTCATCCTGCTTATGCACAGGTAAATACACTCCGACCGCCAACCCCTGATTCTCGATACGGGGATCGATGGAGGTGTTTTCTCTCGGGTCCGAAATGATCTTGTCTGCTACCGGAAGCGCAAAAACCGTCCCAAAAAGATATTCAAGTAGCGGGGACAGATCCAGCGTCTTTCCTCCCAATGCCTGTGGGGGAACCTTGGACAGGATGTTGAGAGCCGTGAGGACTTGCTGGGACTTCGCAGGATTGGTCGCCTGCCTCGATCCCTGCCAAGTGAGGAGGAACTGTTTGGGATCGAGACCCGAAAGGTCGATGGTCATCAACTCTTCCGAAACCCCAAAGGTCGTCACGGGGTTCTTCCGGTGTTTCTGGTCCAGTTCAAGAATCCATTGGGCCGCAGGAATAAGGATGTTCTGCTCGAATGAACGCGCCCAATCCTGTTCGGCCAACTGGATTTCGGCCTGCATCATGGCCGCCACTGCGGCGGGCTTCCGGCTCCCCTGATCGATGTTCACGGGAGGAGTCAATCCCATCGTGGTCTGAATCTGCATCTTGATATCATTCACGAGGCCCAAAGCTTCATTTGCCAGATTCGGCATCTGGAGAGGGGTTGCCGATCCCCCCGTCCAGATCGCTCCCGGCTCCATGACGAAAGACTTGTAATTCGGAGACGTCTTGGGATCGACCGACACCACCGGACACAAGGCATAAGTGGCGGAATCCAGCCCTTGGTTGATGAAGTCGTTGGCGGCCTCGGCCATACCCATGATGTACTGGATGTCGCCGTGTCCAAAGAAAGACTGGCCGTCCTGTTTCCGGCTCACCCCGAAATAGGGCCGCTCTTTCCCGAATGGCGATTCCTCGGCCCGGAGAACGATCCCTTTTGACAGCGTGATCAGCATATCCTTTCCTTCAAACTCGGTGAAGACATCGACCACAATAATCACTGTGGAAAGACCTTCCCCCTTGAGCCCGATCCCAGAATTTTTGGCCTCAAGAATATCTTTCAACCCTTCGTCGATGTCCCCTTTCAGGTACTTTTCGAGGTCTTTCGAGGCTTCATAAACCCCTTCCTCGACCAGTCGCCTGTACATACCTACATCAAGAAACCGTCTTTCAGCCACCAGCGACGCTTTTTTGAGGGAAAGGCACGTGATCGGCTCGACCAGAAAATTCTCGGGACCGACCGACCGGAACACTGTTCCCTCTTCAACCTCTTGCTCGGCCAAGGGGTTCAAAGTCTCAAGGTCCGGTTCTTCCTCATCGGGATCAAGATCGTTTTCCCAGTCGGCATAGAGGATGCCAGTTCCGGTGACGCGAGCGGTCCGGTCCACTATCCGTATGGTGTCCATAAATTCCGAGGACACCAGATGATGATTCAGGAGTTTTGAGATTTTGTAGGAGACCTCTTGATCGGGTCCAGTGGCCGTGACCCATTCATTGGAAACAGGAAAGAAAGTCGCGACATCTCTTTTCACACACGCTTCGATGGCGTCATGGGCAAAGGGAAGGGTGACCGTGTGAAACCCGTCGTATTGGGAATCAATGGATTGGGCATTCCACGCTTTCCAGTAATCCGCAATTTTGGACTCGAATTTCTTCCGGGATTCAGACGAAAAGGCCTTTTCCACCCTCTTTCCGATGGTGGACAGGATCTTTTCCCGCATTTTTGGAGAGATTTTGGTCGCCATAGTGCGCAATATATGCCTTTTTTTTACCGTGTCAAGCGCTGCCTGACTAACACTCGATGACGTTCTTCCTCCGGAATCGGCTCCGGGAAGGGATCACGTTTCGTTGGAACATTCGGGACTTCTTCTGGCCTCCGTGAGCTTTCCTTCATATCCTGAAAGCTCATGCGGATGGTCCGGTATCCCTCCCAAGCCAACGCCAACGCACAGACGCAATCATCATGCAACCCTTCGGGTGCCGAGTATTTGACCCCCGTCCGTGTGTATTGAAATTCAAATTCTTCAAGTTCCGTGCGAATCGGACCGTCGGGAAAGCCGATCTTGCCAGTCTGTATGGCAACGGCCAAACCTTCCATCAATTGCTGTTTCGATCCCGAGGAAAACTTGTAGCTCGTCAAGGGCATCCCGGACCTCTGAAGATCCTCTACAATGGGATCACCCACCCCCGTCGAGTCGATCCAGCAGATTTTCGGCAGCTCCTTGATTCTTGCAATCGTTTCCTTCCAAGGGGATTTCCAGCGTTGAAATTCCGATGTATTTCCGTCCACGTCCAACCCGATGATGACAGCCCAATCCCTTGATTTCGCCAAATCCACCCCGTATACGACGGGAGGCAGATCGGACAATTCCCTCACACAGGCTGCGATATGCTCAATCCCGAACGGATTGCCGTCGTCATCGCTGGCCTTGGCCTCATAAAGCTCCTGATAGACCTTTTCAGGAAGATCCCGTTTTGCCGACTCGATCTCGTCCGCATCGAGCACACCAGCTTCCACCGCATCCATTGCCGTGATATGGTGATACCCCATGTCCGGATCGCCCGATTCCGCCCTCCGGGCCAGCTTGTAAAACCAGTTCTTTTTCCCCTTCACGTTCCCGATGATCCTGACGGGCCCTCGTGTCGCCGTCAGGGTAGACCTCACCGCGTGCCATCCCTCGGCCTTTACACGGGATGCTTCATCAATCACCGCCGCAAACACGTCATCTCCAAAGAGGTCATCGGGACGGTCGGCGCTTTTAAACCACAATATAGCCCCATTAATCAAAGTAATCGTCAATGCCTGCTCGTTGGCCTTGTGGAGGTCTCGCGGGATCGTAAGACGCATCCGTCGATAGGCGATCTTCGCCTGCCCGTAAACCGGTGCGACCCACCAGAAATTCTGCCCGAGATGACCCATCATCGCTTGCTCCATCAACCACGCAATGGCGCCTGTAGTCTTGCCGGACTTGGTTGATGCCTCGATGATCGAATAGCGGTGCGGATCAAAAAGAGCCTGCTCTTGAAGGGGGTACAGCAGAGGGCGTTTGTAATAGATCGTTTCGCTCACTCCAGCGCCTCCTTCTCTGCCTCCGCATCGACAATCGGGAAGTCCTCGCCGGGCTTCAGGATCTTGAAGACAAAACTTTTTGTCATCGCGCCCTTGACATTCACATCCATCCTGTCCGTTTCTCTCCAGCCTCCCTGCGTCTTCATCCAGAAGATCATGCAAGCGGTGTCTCCCTCGAGGGCTTTCTTGTAGAGAGCCTGCGCCACCTTTGCTGTAGCGGCCACTCGCCCTTTTTTCAGCTCTTCCGAGTAGTGATTCTTGAGCGTATTGATGGACCCGATATCAAGAAGATCACAAATGTCCTCGTGCCTCGTCCCCATCGCGGCCAGATCATGGACCAGTTTGCGCTTTTCGGGGGTGGGGGTGTGTGTTCCCGTTTTAGGTGGGGAATTTCTGGCCTGTTTCTTCAAGCCGAGCTTCCTTTCCAGTAATCTCAGACGTGGCACCCCGATCAACAGAAACATGCTCAAATGATTGGCCTGTTGACATTAGAGTGATCGGTATCGAAGGGTAGTTCTGTTTGAAGCGTTTGATGGCTACATCGACATACGCCGGAGAGATTTCAACACTTCTGCATATTCTGCCCGTTCGCTGCGATGCTAATATCGTGGTCCCGCTACCGTTGAACGGCTCAAACACAATATCGCCCGTATTTGTATATGAATTAATAATAAATTCAGGGAGTGCAACAGGAAAGACGGCTGGATGATCGATATCTTTCCCGATACTTCCCTTTTGGCGAGTGATACGGATCACACTGTCCGGGATTCGTGTAATTTGAATAGGCTCCCCTTCGTGAGTCCATACATTGATATCTCCATCTTTTCTTCTCAAACCTCCAGTTCCAGACTTGGAATGCTGAACTTCTCCTGCATATTTACACGGAACAATCTTATTTGGGTGTCTCGATTTGCGGTTGAAATGAAAAATAAATTCAAAACTCGGCGCTAATCTCCCAACCCAGTCTCCCGGGAGTCCCACCCCCTGATCCCATACATACCAGGCAAAGCGCCTCCAGCCTTGCGTACGCATCCAGACTAGCCAATCATCCCAATACGGGATCACCTCGTTTTCGCGGTGGATGAGGCCAAGGTTGACCAGCACCTGACCATCTTCAGCCATAGGAAGATGAGAAAACACCCCCCGCATCAGGCCGTCCCAGTCGGCGATCCCGCCGCTGGTGTAATTGCGCTGGTTACCGTAGGGCGGGGACGTAAAGCACAAGCGCGCGGTGTCGCCTTGCATCAGTGCCGCGACCACTGCTTGGTCGGTGGCGTCGCCACAGATCAGGCGGTGCGCGCCGATGGCCCAGACATCGCCGAGGCGAGAAACCGCCACGGCGGGCGCGTCCGGCACGTCGTCCGCCGCGTCCTGTTCGTCGGCATCCTGCGTCTGGCTGATATCTTCAGATGCCGCGTAGTCCCCAAGCAACGCATCGATCTCTGCATCCTCGAAGCCAGTCAGCGACAGATCAAATTCATCCTCGTCCAACTCGCCCAGTTCAATCTTGAGCAGCTCTAAGTCCCAGCCCGCATTCTCGGCCAGTTTGTTATCGGCTAGGATGTAGGCTCTCTTTTGCGATTGCGTGAGATGCGACAGTACAATGCACGGGACTTCCGACATGCCAAGTTTTCGGGCCGCCAGAACACGGCCATGCCCAGCGATGATCCCCTTCTCCCCATCAATAAGGACTGGATTAGTCCAACCAAATTCCTTGATACTGGCCGCAATTTGAGCGACCTGGGCATCACTGTGAGTACGCGCATTCCTTGTGTAAGGGATCAATTCCTCAATCTTGACAAGGAAAATTTGATTTTTATAGCTATCAGTCATTCGGCGGCTCCCGTCTCTTTTATGCTGTCATAC